AAAGTTCAAAGGAGTTATGTAGTGGCAAAGCTCAAAGGTAAAAGAATAGCAGGAGAGCCTGGAACTATAGAATATGGTGGTCACAAGATATATAATAATAAAGGCGAAGGCGGTGCAAATTATTTAATATATCAACCTGATGGCTCTATAGATGATGGAGCTAATACATTAGGTGAAGCAAAAGCTATAGTAGAAATGTATTTAGGTCAGAAGATGGGTAAAAGATTTGGTGGTGCTGTAAAGAAAATGAATATGGGCGGTGTCATCAAAGGTCGTGGTGGTAGTTTTAAGGGGATTAGATAGTGTCAGACGAAGCCGACAGAATCAGAACTTACCAAGAATTAGCAAGGCGTGGTCAACCTGTGCCTGGAAAGAACTTTGGCACTGGCATTACTCCTAAAACAAAAAAGATAGAGCCAAAAGTAAAGGAGATAAATCCTGGCAAGAATGTTCAACTTAAATTGTTAAGATTAGGTGGTAATGTGAGTAAATCAAGAGATACGTTAGCTGGTTTAAAGATGGCTACTAATATAGCGAATCAAGAAAGTAAGGATTTGGCTAAGTTAAAAAAAATAGCTAAAAAACCTCGTAAGATTAAAATGAAAAGACCTACTAACTTAGATATAAAAAACGCATCTATCACTAAACCAACGACAATGGGTATAAACAAGGCAACAATATTTAAAGCAAAAAACGGTGGCGAAGTTATAAACATGACTAGATCAATTATAATTAATCCAAAGACAGGAGAGTAATATGAGTAAAAATTTAAAAGCAGATAAAACAGAAATTTTGAATGAAGATTTTAGTAAAAATGTTGCTAAAACAAATGAAAAAAATAAAAAACTCATAGGTAATCAAAAGAAACTAGATAAAAATAAAGATGGTGTAATATCTGGCAAAGATTTTAAAATGATGGAATATGGTGGTAAAGTTCAAAAGATGAAGTATGGTGGTGTCGCAAAAGGTGGCAAAATGGGCTGTCGTGGTATGGGTGCAGCAATCAAAGGTGGCGGATTTTCTATTAGATAGGATTTGAAATGGCAATCGAAAATATAAATGGTATCGCAGATGCGGTAGCTCCAGAATTAGAAGCTAATTTAGTCAAACTACCACCAGAGGCTTTGGTAGAAGGTGTTACAGAATTAGATGATGGATCAGCTATTGTTGGTGAAATGGAGATGGAAGCAGAAGCTCCTATTGCCATTCCTTTCGATGCAAACCTAGCCGAACATATTGATGAAGATGTTTTGTCAGAAATATCTAATGAAATTATACGCAACATAGAAGATGACACTAATTCAAGAAGCGATTGGGAAGAACAATATAAAGGCGGACTAGAACTTCTTGGTATGAGTTACGAAGATAGATCCGAGCCTTTCGAGGGAGCATCTGGAATAGTACATCCACTACTAGCTGAATCCGTTACACAGTTTCAGGCACAGGCATATCGTGAAATGCTACCCGCTGGAGGACCAGTTAAGACTTCAATCATTGGAGCAGAAACTCCAGAAGTAACAGCTCAAGCAGAGCGTGTTAAAAATTATATGAATTACCAAATAACTTATGAGATGGAAGAATATGATCCTGAATTAGATCAAATGTTATTTTATCTTCCAATTGTAGGTTCAGCATTTAAAAAAGTTTACTTTGATCCAACAATGCAAAGAGCCGTCAGTAAGTTTGTGCATTCTGAGGACTTAATCGTTCCTTACAGTGCAACAGACCTAGCAACTGCGACAAGAATAACTCACTGCATTCGTATGGATAAAAACGAAATTAAAAAATTACAATTATCAGGATTTTACAGAGATATAGACCTTCCTAGTTCTGGCGCTGATTCAGACACTATGAACGAAGTGAAGGATACAATTAACGAGATAGAAGGTATTACAAGTAGCTCTTCGCAGAATGAAGAGATGATGGTTTATGAAGTTCACACAGATTTAGATATCGAAGGATTTGAAGATATTGGAGCTGATGGTGAGCCGACAGGACTGAAGATGCCCTATATCGTCACAATCATGGAGGACACTGGGGATGTCTTATCAATCAAACGGAATTTCAATGAAAGTGATCCGCTCCGTAGGAAAGTGCCTTATTTTGTGCATTATAAGTTTCTACCTGGTCTTGGGTTTTATGGTTTTGGTCTCACACATACTATAGGTGGTCTTTCCAGAGCTTCTACGTCCATTCTAAGGCAACTAATAGATGCTGGTACACTATCTAACCTACCAGCAGGTTTTAAAGCCAGAGGAGCTAGAATAAGGGATGATGAGACACCTCTTAATCCTGGTGAGTTTAGAGATGTAGATATGGTTGGTGGTGATTTAAGATCAGCCATCATGCCATTGCCATTTAAAGAGCCATCACAAACATTATATTCTCTTATGGGAACATTAATAGATTCTGGCAGACGTTTTGCATCTATGGCTGACATGAAAGTTGGCGAGATGCAAGGCAACGCTCCTGTTGGCACAACTATGGCTATTATGGAGCGTGGCACGAAGGTTATGTCAGCTATTCATAAACGTCTTCATTACTCACAAAAGATAGAATTTAAATTGTTAGCTCGTGTATTTTCTATGGGTGTTCCAATGTATCCATATCAAGTACCAGGAGCGCCACCAGAAATAAAACAAAATGATTTTGATGACAGAATAGATATATTACCTGTTTCTGATCCTAATATATTTTCAATGTCACAACGTATTGCTTTAGCTCAAACACAATTACAATTAGCACAAAGCAATCCAGAAATTCATGGGCAGAATGGTATGTATCAAGCCTATCGCAAAATGTACGAGGCGTTAGGAGTTACAAATATAGACCAAGTATTGCAACCTCCCCCACAACCAATGCCCATGAACCCAGCAAAAGAAAATCAAGAGGCATTGAGGTTGGGTGTGTTAACTGCATTCCCAGAACAAAACCATCAAGCACATATATCAGCTCATTTAGCTATGATTTCTACTCCTGTAGCACAATCAAATGCTTCAATACTTATGACATTACAAGGTCACATATCTGAGCATATAGCTATGATGTCTGAAATAACTGCACAACAGGAAGTTATGGCATCAATACCACCAGAACAACAGATGATGATGCAACAAGATCCTAATATGCAGAAGCAAATAACAGATCAAATTGCATCAAGGGCAGCCGAAATTGCAGCCGAAGTACAAGAGCAATATGCACAAGCACTTACACCTCCGCCACAAGAAGACCCTCTTGTTACGTTAAGAAAACAAGAACTGGCTCTTCGTGGTTCTGAAATACAACAAAAAGCCGAACAATTTCAGAAAAAAGCAGAGATGGATATGCAAAAAGAGTCAAATGATACGTTAATTGACAACAAACGTCTTCAGCAACAAGAAGAAATTGCTCAAGATAGAATACAAACTCAACGAGATATAGCAGCTATGAATGCTATGAAAGGAGGAAGAAGTGGTTAGTTCAGTTCGTGCAGGAATGATTGCACAAGAAAAAGAAAAGAAAAGACAAACAAGACTTGCTGAACAAGGTGTAGTAACTTCACCAGAAGTTGTTCTAAAAGCAGTAATAAAACAAAATCCTTTGGAAGTATTAGAGGTTATAGCAGATGTCGAGCCAAAAACGGAACAAAGTACAAAAGAAAATAAACCAAAGAAAACAAGCAAAGCCAAAAAACAAACCAAAAATAATAACAAAGTTCTCAAAGATAGCTAGACCGCAAAGATTTGAAGGCGTTTTTTAAATGGTTGTTGCAGAAATTCTTACTGGTATTGCATTAGTACAGAAAAGCGTAGACTTTATAAAAAGTAATATCGGTACAGTTAATGATATAAAAGATATAGCTAAACAAATTGATGGGTTTTTTCTTGGCGAAGAACAGATGAACAAGGGTCAAGGAAGAGGGCTTTCATTAAAAGAACAATTTGGCTCTGTAGAATCAAGTGCAGAAGACTTTATTAATCGTAGACTTTTAGAAGAACGAAGAAACGAATTAAAACAATTAATTAATCTTAGGTTTGGACCTACTGCATGGGATTCAATAATAGCTGAAAGAGCTGAAAGAATAAACCAAGCTAAAGAAGCTCATAAACAAGCAAAAGCAAAAGCAAGAAAAGAAAGAGAAGAAATATTAGAGGTTGTTAAATGGGTTGGATATGGGTTTATCATAATTGGTTTAGTGACAGCAATGTTGGTTGTAGGTGTAAAAGTATTTGCGAAAGATTACACAAGAGATCAAAAAATAAGAAATGGTACTATTTCTTTACCTAAAATGACTACATGCAGACTGAAGAAACAAAAAGTATTTAAAGATAAAATGGCTTGCATTTATCAAGGTGCAAACAAAACCTATGAATTAGAATTTACAGATATTAGGATAGGCTGTCCAAAACAATATAAATGTGTTTTTAATCCTAACGGAGATGAACCTTCAATAGACAAAGTTATGGAAAGTTTGAGGAGTATAGCCAAATGACAGCCTTTATGCTTGCTTGCACATTAAATGGGATAGCTACTGGTGGTATATATTTTGAAAATGTTAATATATGCTTGCAGTATAAAGATAAATTAAGCAATCAATCTTATATGAAAGACGATAAGCCACAAGTGTATGAGTGTATTTGTAAGCTAATGCCTTTTGTAGATACAGAGAAAGTGAAGGTGTACTAATGACAGAAGAAAAAAAGAAATTAATAAATTTAGACATTGGTCAAAATAGTTTTGAATTATCTCTTAGAATCTTAGGAAATGAGTTTGTTGCAATAAAGATTGGTTCTACTAATTTTAGTGGAAAACTAATAGCAGGAGGTATTTTGTTGTTATTTTTTACTTTAGTGCTGTTAGAAGGCTTTGGTTTAAATGAGGTGTTAAAAC